ACCAACAGCAACAGAAGACTACGACAATGCGCAAATAAACCCAAGCAGTTTATTCAGTTACCTAAACATACGAGGCATAGGGCACGCACTAGGCGACGAAATCGAACCCGTAGACACAGAAATATTCAGAGAATTTAACGCTATACCTTGGTTAGGCTATTGGGATATCTATAAAAACTACTATGCAAACAAACAGGAAGGAATAGCTATCGGAGGAGCAACAGGAGGACGAGGAGCTGTAATACACACAGTACTAGAAGTAAACGACGTAGTAGTAGACACAGCTGATATATACGACGAAACTGGAACAAGCTTTGGACTAATAGAAGATGTAACACCAGAAACACCAATAACAATTGGAACAGGTCCAAATATGAAAGTAATATTTGACTTTAGTAGTGTAAACGATTTAGACGTAGAACAAATATACATAAGTGTAGGAGGAGGTTCCGATAGATGGATGAGACTAGTGGATATATTTCAAAACTATACATTGGAACAAGGAACAGAAGTATTGACATTCGAAAATCCTAAAAGTCCGTATGACAGTCCAATAGGAACAATGCCAACAGGAAGCTACAAATTCGGAACAGAACCGACAGAAAAAAACGACATAACGCCAAGAGTACAACTATTCGACTTAAGCGATATCGACATGATGCGAAAACTCATACTGCAAGATGTGGCCAACACAAGTGCATTCGTAATAGACGAAGATACACCACTAAACGTAACACCATACAACTACATCCTACAACGAAGAGAAATAACAGAACTAGACCGATACATACACGCATGTGAATTCAGTCAAGAAGGGCTAGCATTAAAAACGTATCAAAGCGATTTATTCAACAACTGGATGAGTACCGAATACATCGATGGAGACAACGGAATAAACGCTATAACAGCAGTAGACACGAGCGACGGAAGCTTCAGTATAGACACACTACAATTAAGTAAAAAAGTGTACGACATGCTAAACAGAATAGCCATAAGCGGAGGAAGCTACAACGATTGGGTAAAAGCGGTGTACAGCGAAGAAGGAATAGGAGGAAGCGAAAATCCAATATACTGCGGAGGATTAAGCAAAGAACTGATATTCGAAGAGATATTCAGTAACAGCGAAAGTGCAGATGGAAAACAACCGTTAGGAACATTAGCAGGAAAAGGAGCCATGGCAAGCAAACACAAAGGAGGAAGCGTAAAAATACGATGTGATGAACCGTGTTATATCATGGGAATAGTAAGCTTAACGCCTAGACTAGACTACAGCCAAGGAAACAAATGGGACGTGAACCTAAAAACAATGGACGACTTCCACAAACCAGCACTAGACGAGATAGGATTTCAAGACCTTATAACAGACCAAATGGCAAGTTGGGATACCACAGTAAGTCCAACAGGAGAATTAACATTTAGAAGCGCAGGAAAACAACCGGCATGGTTGAACTACATGACAAACGTAAATCAAGTGAGAGGAAACTTCGCAAGAATAGACAATGAAATGTTTATGACATTAAACAGACGCTATGAAGCGGAGTTCAACAGCAACGACACCGGATACAAAAGAATGATAATGGAGGACTTAACAACGTACATAGACCCGGCAAAATTCAACTACGTATTCGCAGAAACAAACAGAGATGCACAAAACTTTTGGGCACAAATCAAAGTAGACATCTTCGCAAGAAGAAAAATGAGTGCTAAAATTATGCCTAATTTATAGAAAAGTAACGGGGGGAGCAATCCCCCCATAATAAAAAAATCATGTATAAAAAACAAGAAATAAAAAAGACAACGATTAAAACCGACTATACAGTAGAAGGAGAAACAATCGAAAACAAAGTGAGAAGAATTACATTAAACAATGAACCCATTAAAGATGGAGCACCGCTAATCTATACCGATAGAAAAGAAGGGGTACAAGCAGGGTATAATGTAAGAACAGACCGCTTCGAGGTAGCGGTAGAAGCAACAGACAAAGTAAGCAAAAGCGTGCAAGCAAAACGAGACGCAAGAGCACAAATGAATGTAGTAAAAGAAGACCAAGGAGGTCAGTCAATACAAGGAACCGAAGGAACAAATCAGTAAAAACTAATTGGCGGTACGCATGTATTCATATATATAAATTATAGGTGTACCGCTTTAAAAAAGCGCGAAAATGGGAATACTAGATATAGCAGGCGGAGGAGCCATAGGAATGGTGCAAGATGAACTAAACAATCAAAGAGCACAAGGAAACGCATACGATGCGTTCGTAAGAGGTAAACAAATGACCGACTACAACAGGAATGCACAACTAGGGTTGTGGCAAGATACAGGATACGGAGCACAGGTAAAGCAAATGAAAGAAGCGGGATTAAATCCGGCACTAATGTATAAAAACGGAGGGTCCGGAGGAAGTACAAACCTTGCAACAGGAAATGCACAACAAGCACCAACAGTCCCAAGCAAAATAGGAGAGGGAATGGCAATGATGCTAAACAACCAACTACAAAAAGCACAGATAGAAAATCTAAAAGCAGACAGCGAAAAAAAGGCAGTAGAAGCAAAAAAAATCGGAGGAGTAGACACAACACTAACAATGACAGAAGAAGAGCTAAAAAGAGCCTCAATACCTGAAATCCAAAGCAGAATGGGGGTGCAAAAAGCAGAAGCAGAAAAACTAAAACAAGACGCAGAAGTAGGAAAAGCAATGGTGCCAAAAATAGAAAGCGAAACTGCAAAAAACACAGCCGAAACAAAAACAATTGAAGCAATGCGAACTGCAGAAGTAAACCGTATGGAAGAAGAAGTAGAACGACTACGAACAGTAAACAAATACCTAGACCAAAAAGAACGAGTAGAAATAGCACATCTACAAGCAGATATCTATAAAAAAATTCAAGATGTAAAAATTGAATGGGGAAAATTAAAGGTAGAACAAAAAAAGGCACAGATTGCAGAATGGGGCGAAGAAATGAAAGCAGACTATCCAAACATAATAGACGTAGTAGGAAGGCTAGTAGATAGAATGCAACGTGGAGTAGCACAAGTAATCAACGGAAATCAAGACGATTTAAAAAGAGAAATACCAAAATAAAATGTGCCTGTATCCAACAATCATACGAAATAAAAAATACATGCCTAATATCAAAAATGGGGGGGTGCCACCCCCCATAACTGATAGAAGAGTAGAATGGATACCAATAGGATGCCAAAAATGCATTGAATGCACGAAAAAAAAAGGAAGAGAATGGACGGTGCGTTTGCTAGAAGAAATAAGACAAAACAAAGATAAAAAACACTTTGTAACACTAACGTTCAACACAGAAAGCTACAGAAAACTGTATAACGAAACAGAAGGAAAAGGATATGAAAAAGAAAATAATATTGCAACGGTTGCAATGAGGAGGTTCCTCGAAAGATGGAGAAAAAAATACAAAAAAAGTGTACGACATTGGTGCGTAACAGAATTAGGAGGAGGAAGGTATGAGCATATGCACATACACGGAATAATAATGACCAATATAGAAGCAAAAGAAATCGAGGCAATATGGAACTATGGATATGTATACATAGGAACACACGTAGGAGAAGATACCGTAAACTACATAGTAAAGTACATCAACAAATACGACGAGAAACACCCAAGTTACTATAGTAAGATACTAACAAGTAATGGAATAGGAAAAGGATACAATCAACGTATAGACGCAATAAGAAATAAATATAAAGCTAAAAATACGAATGAAATGTATCACACACGCCAAGGCGTGCAACTACCATTACCGATATACTATAGAAATAAAGTGTATAATGAAAAAGAACGAGAAAAACTATGGATAGAAAAACTAGACAAGAACGAACGGTATGTAATGGGAATAAAAATAGACATGAACCGAATAAACGCTGATAAAGAATACATACAGCTACGAAATGAAGCAAGAATAATAAGTAAAAAGGCAGGGTACGGCAAACCGACCACATGGAAAGAACAAGAATACGAACACAACCGAAGGTTGATGATACAGAAAGAACGATTAAGGATAACCGATGAAATAAAAGAAAAAACAATACCAATAGGAAAACTAGAAGAAGCATGGTAGCGGGTGCCGAAACGGGCACCCTTAAAACTCACATCGACGCGGGGCTGTTTGTGCGCCCCGCATCATCGCGAGTTAGGGGGCAAAAAGGGTGAGAAAAAAATTTTACCATTTTTATATATAAATTAAAAAAAATGTATAATATTGTACAAAAATACACAAATATGGACGAAAAAATTAAAAAAAGACTAATGCGAAAAAGTCAAGCAGAACTACAAAAAATGTATAGCGACAATATAACTAAAGAATATATACCACCTATGAATAT